AATCCGCAGGATTAGCAGGGACAAAATTGATTTATTACTATTTTTATCTAAACCCTTACCTCCCATGCACTTACGACCACCTCTCCATAGTATATCGTCGTTTGCCCGCTTTGTCTATAAGAAACTTGACGTAAACCCTTATGGCACTTAAAGTTACGACTAATTTGGCCGGCCCGTTTTGTCGTAAGTCCTTATGCGGCAACCACTTACGTCAATTCGCGTTTTGATAAAAGAGAACCGCCGCAGAGTTTCCCCTACGGCGGTTTACCCTTTTCATCGTGACAAGAAAAGATCAGACAGCGTTCGCAAAATCCACGGCAGTATTAAGAGCCTTAAGATTATCAGCACCATTCTGACCGAACCACAGAGAGTCAAGGCGGTTGCTCACCGTTCGACCCTTATTGTAATTAAGGTACTCATTGTAGCCGTTATAAGCGGCCCACCAAGTTCCACGAACTCCGGCAGCACTCTGGTGCGGGCCTTCGACCAGTGCAAGAATCTCATCCATAATATTACGGGTGCGAGTCTTGATATCCTCTTCCGGGGTCTTATCAATTCCAAGCATAACCTTAACATACTTCTGAATATCGTTCTGATTAAAGTCTTTCGACGCGAGGAACCGATACTGTTCCGCAGTCGCTTCAAACTGCACATTAATATTGTCCATAATATCACGCACGTTTTCCAGATTAACTTTACTGGAACGAGTATGACGAATACGGATAAGCTGACTATCCTTACTATTATGAGCAGCCGCGAGAGTATTGACGCAGACCACCCGAATCGGAGTATATCCGACGCGGATCGACGTTGTACCATCGTGACTATTCGACAGCAGAATAAACTTACTCACCTCGTCGCCACGAACAATTTCGCTGTTCGCACGGTTGAGTTGAGCCAACACCCAAACCTTTTCGCCCTCACTGAGCGAACCGGCAGTGTGCAGTTGGCACTCGCTAGCGTCGAGGAACGGCTGAAACCAATCGAACGCATCCTGATTCTGGAGCGGGGTATAACGAGGCCCCACAACACCCAGCACACGATTGTCACTCTTGCGATAGGTAGCCTTGGCATTAACCGGAGTACCTTCCGCAGTAAACAGCGGCTTAGTACCAACTTCCCAATCCAGACCAGCGGCAACAATAGCATCGCTGATGGACGGATTCTCATCCAACTGCGTACCCTCACCATGCCAGGGGGTAGCACCAACAAACATCATCTTTTCAACCATAGCAGGCATAATCGACCCTTTCGTGTTATCTGTTTCTCACTCTGATACGCTGATTCTATCATAGATTATCGGCCTGTCAACAGCTAAACTTGCGAAAAAATTTCTTGTGTCGTAAGTTGTTGAGAGCAAAGCACTTACGTCAAACCGGGCCGCCCGCCTTCGTCCTAAGTCCTTTAGTGGTCTAGGTTTAGGAGCGGCGACCCAAATCTCTTTTCACAGATTTTAGATCCTTCCATATCTGGTTTGAATACTGTTTCTTGTGGAAGATAACAATAAATACCAATACATCTAGATCTAGGATATTCTTCCTTAAGTGTGGAAGTAATATGCTTTATAGTACTTCCAGAGCAAATAAGATCGTCAATAATTACGTACCTAAAAGGAGCAACCCCCTCAGTTGTAAAATTGCTATATCTTCTTTCATCTTTGCGTACCACCAAAATATTTTTGTTAATAATCTCAGCAATTTGCGGCACAACCATCAAACCGCTTACGCCACAACAAACAATACTATCAAAGTCTTTACTAATCTTTCGAAGATCACATACAGCCTTAATGATAATCTTATTCCTGATCTTATGGTTCAATACATGACAAGTATGGCTAGCTCCTTGAATGATTCCGCCATCGGTATTGCGGACTTCTTCAATTTCCATTTCATTTAACGATTTCATAAATGTACCAAATCTATTAAGTGGGCCCCCGGGGACTCGAACCCCGAACCTAAGAGTTAAAAGCTCCTTGCTCTGCCAATTGAGCTAGAGGCCCAACTATTTATTCAATCACTCTATAGCTATAACTATCAACATCATTCAGATAGGCATTTTGAACCTTATCAAAAACTTCAAGGTAAGTAAAATCAGAACTATCCATAGGAATAATAAGATCAGCAAGAGTTTGACCTTCACTATTCAAAATATCATAAATATGAACATTTTTCATGATTTTTTCCAATCAAAATTAAATCGAACAGTAGCCCTATGGAGGATCGAACTCCAATCTCCACCTTGAAAGGGTGGCGTCCTAGCCATTAGACTATAGGGCCACACTATCGTAACTCTAACGTCAGCCTCCGTTTTGCTATTGTACATAATCGGTATTCTGTTGTCAAGACTTGAATTGTTTTTGAATCGAAATGGTGTATTATAATTTAGCGAGACATAACTATAGGAGTTCTATTATGAAATGTACTAATTGCGACAAGGATACTAATAATCCCAAATTCTGCTGTAGATCGTGTGGAATATCTTATAATAACAGAATTCAACCTAAAAGACGTAAAAATACTAGGTATTTCAAATGTTTAAAATGTAAAAACAAAACTGAGTTTAATACTAACAATCCTAGAAAATATTGCTCTAAACAATGTCAAATAGAACATAAAAGGGAAAAATCAGATTCTCTTATAGAAAAACAAGGTTTTGGTAATGGTTACTACCATAACTTCACTATTAGAAAATATTTTATCCGTAAATATGGAAACAACTGTATGATATGTGGACAGTCTGGAGACAATTGGAATGGTAAGCCTATCACTTTAATTGTAGATCATATTGATGGTAAATCTAATAATAATCACTTGGATAATCTTAGGATTGTATGTCCTAACTGTGATTGCCAATTACCTACATATAAAGCAAAGAATAAAGGTAATAGTACTAGAACCTATTTCATAGTTCAAAAATAATACTGCGTTGGGGAGTCGAACCCCCTCTTGCTCAGGTTATAAGCCTGATGCCCACTACCGGCGAGCACACGCAGTGTTCATAACATTATACACTATCTATCGTCAGTTGTCAACAACCATCTTTAGAATTTTTCAGAGCGTGTAGAGAGAATCGAACTCTCGTCATTTGATTGGAAATCAAAGGTTCTACCATTGAACTACACACGCGATACGGAATCTGAGGGATTCGAACCCCCGGAGGATTTTAACCCTCGGCGGTTTAGTAAACCGCTGCCTTAAACCACTCGGCCAAGATTCCAACAAAGGCGGAGGGAATCGAACCCCCATCTATGGTTTTGGAGACCATCGTTCTACCGTTGAACTACGCCAATAAAACTAAACACACGGGGTAGGATTCGAACCTACATCTGACAAATTAACAGTTTGGGGCATTACCATTATGCTACCCGTGTAAAGTTCCGGGACAAGGATTTGAACCTCGACAGGAATATCCAAAGTATTCCGTGCTACCATTACACCATCCCGGATCATCTTCTACATTCTCTACCATTATAAAGCCGGTAGTAGGAGTTGCACCCACGACATTCAAATTACAAATTTGACACTCTGCTAACTGAGTTATACCGGCACTGCAAGGTTCGCTATCTCTAACGAACCCAGATCGCTCTATCCACATGGGTAGACACGACTATATATCATACTCTTTACGCCAACTTTTGTCAATACCGCTGCGTGTTCGCTGACGCTTGGGCCGATTGTCCATAGTAGTATCGCTGCGGTCTTGCCGATGTCCCGTTGACAATTGCCACGGCTTCTTGACCTTGATCTTGATATTTTCGCTGTGTCGGTGGAAACTCATACCATAACCCATCTTCGTGTTTATAGAAAACTTTATCTACGTTAGGATCATACGCCATTAAGCAGTATTGTATCGGATAAATTACTTTTGTCAACTCTTGTTTTTGTGGCAAAGAGGGCAACTTAATTTCACCCTTTTGATAGTCCTTTATTCCATTCCACAAGAAACCTACTAAAGCTATAGCTACACCAATCCATTGTATCATATGTTCATTCCGTGTCAAGAGTCTTTTCTGTCCCACAGAAGAATTATCGACATTCGGGCTGAAAATCTTTAATCGGTTCTAAGTCTTTGCGGCCAAACAACTTACGACAAATTTGGCCGGCCCCGCTGCACGTAAGTCTTTGTGCAGCAAGGGTTTACGCTATATCTTATTTCTCCATAGTCCAGCCAGCTTTTTCCATCACTTTTTCTGTGGTAATTACTTTAGTGTCTGGTAATGCTGTTGAATAATCTTTAAATCCTCTTTCATCTATATAAAAATTTTCGTCTAATACATCAAAATCGTTCAATTCCCACAGAGCATCACAAGCCGCCTCAAGAGGACTTTTATTAGTAGAATAAATTAACTCTAGTGTGTTACTTTTAATATAATACTTAGACATATTCGGGCTCCTCATATTGTCCACAGCAAGCTTCACAGTTACAGTACGCTTCTTCTGCACCATCCCAACAAACTTCGGGCCAGTCTTTTTCATTAATCGGAGTTAAACTTTCTCGACCAAAATCAATAGCAACCAATAGTTTGTTGTTATCTCTGGTAACATAGCCCAGATTCTTTGTATGGGCATCAGTATAAAGTATACCATTATCTTCCATATCACTCAGCAAATCTTGTACAAGATAATAATTACCACAATCAGTACAATGACCACAATCACCATAGCAATCAATACTACTAGGACAACGGTATGGTTTAGCGATTTCGGTCAAATATCCCCAATCGCTCAATACCATTTCCGTAACCGTAGTCATCTCTCCTTTTTTATTCTGCTTAACAAAATAGTTAGGAACTCTAATCCTACAAACCGGACTATGAACCTTAGGGGCAGACAATGGTGCTAGGTGTGATTGTACCGCATGGGCAAAAGTAGCCAAACTCTTATTCGGAAAACCTTTAAATCCATAACCCTTACCCCTTACCTTATAAAAAGAGTTTTGGCTTCCACCATCGGCATACTTTCCAACATAACTATATTTAGTAGGCATTATATTCTCTTAGTGGGAGGGAAACAAGACATTAGCCAAACCACGCGGACACAAATCACAATGTACACTATTTTTGGTTTTGGTGCAAGTCACGACACCGCGACCACGACGGATTTCTGGACAAGTAATAAACTTCTCACCCTCCAACACAACCAGCTTCGGCAGTGCTGCTCGCCAAGCATCGGCCTTGGACTTGCCGCGGGGACGCTTGGGTGCGATTTTGGTATCACTATCACACCATGCGAAATGCTTGAAACCAGCGACCTTGGCTTGTTTCATATCTTCGCCATCGTGGATACTAGCATACATATTTATGTACTTGCCAAGTTCAGTAGACAAGCGAGTATCATAGATATGGGTATAAGCCCACATGGTCGGCAGACTACCACCACTAGCAAGAATACTCTCACAAGCCCACAATACATTATCGACATATTCATTGTCGAGTTGACCGTCTTTAAAAAAGTCGCCACGTTCATGCCAGCGAACATCTTTATTTTTCTTGACAGCATCTACGAGCATCGCACGGATACGGTTTTTTTCCGTGATAAGATTTTGCATAGCAGCAGGACGAACACCGGGATAGATATTTTCCAAATCCTCGGCATAGCAACCATTACCAAGAAAATCACAATCGGGAGGACAAGTATCACCAACGGGGCGACTCACCACAATACAGTTTTCCTTACCCAGCTTATCATTACCATTTGCCGTTTTCATATTCTTCTCCTGTGTCTACCGATTCTACACTATATTATCGACAAGTCAAGAGAGAAACTTTAGCAGAGAAAATTTAATCGTAAGTCGTTGTGTGGTAAGCACTTACGTCGAATCGGGCCGGCCGCTTTTGCCCTAAGTCTTTATGCGTAAAGAACTTAGGAGAAGCTCACAAGCTTTTAAGAATTGTTCCGTCGTTTCTGCGTGATTATTCATAATAGCCCCAAGAGGAATCGAACCTCTAACCAGTGCTTAGAAGGCACTTGTTATATCCATTTAACTATGAGGCCGTGTCGATATTATAACAGAACCCACTCAACGCCGCAAGCCCCCGTGGCGTCCCACAGAGGCATTTGCGGTTGTATGGTGTTATCGGCTACCATCTCCATAAGTAATATACTCTAGAAGCCCAATAACTTCAAGGTTACCATCCCATTATTGGCTGGTTAGGCTCTTCTAGGTTGCACCCTTATAGTCTTGCAACGGACTCTCATTACGCGGGAATAATCCCGCCGCACTATGCCTAAAATCTATTTATACTGGCATAGTCCAGTTACGTCAAGTTCAAGCCTCGACAGTTTCCTTCTCAACCTTGCTATCGTGAGCATCACCGGCCTGCTCGGCAGTCACACCCGTGACGCGGGCACGCCACACCTTATAGCCCTGCTCGCTAAAAGCCTTGACCTCACCGGCCTTGACATTCGCATGAACGTCACCCGGCAGAGTATCACTCAGGCACGAACGAATCGAATCGGTCACAACTTCACGGTCAAGATCATCAGCAACCACATCAACAACAAAAGAAAACTTTTTCATGTTACATTCTCCAAAAGTGTTACAGTTCCAATCGTTATAGTATCAGTATACTCTACAGATACCTACTTGTCAAGAGTGCCATGAGCGTTTCTATTGTTGGCTTCGTGGCAGCGTCTTGCTTCGTACTCTATCATTCTACAGTATAGTATCGGCATTGTCAAGCAGGCACTTGAGATAGCCTCAAAAAAATTTTTAGTGTTCCTAAGTCGTTATGGGATAAACACTTACGTCAAATCGGGCCGGCCCGCCTCGCCCTAAGTTCTTTAGGGACAAGGCTTTAGGTCAAGAGAGAAAACCCTCACAACCCAATCCAACCAGATCACGCAGCAGTTGCTCTGCCGCTTGTGGCGTTTTCAGAAGCACAGTGTTCTTATCTCCACCGTTGATCCACACACCATAAGAGTCATAACGACCAACGATAACGTCAGTCCAATCCTTGCTCTCCTTCAAGCCCCATCCGGTGTGAAGTCGAATAGCCTTGATGCAACGGATTCGGTTATCCGTACTCATACCGCCAGTGATCGTCACCCCCCGACGCTGATTCACGCCCAAAGCAACCTCAAAAGCGGTCACGATCTTGTCATGCAGATCGAGGGAGCAATTGCTTGCCAGATTCAGAGCCTCACGCACCGTCAGTTCCAACTTAATCATATATTCCAAAACTTTCTGTATATTTAGGTTCGATCTCGTAAATACCGTCAAAATTTCCGTTTCGTTCTTCTAGGACATATACCTGTTTACCATCAGTAATCAAGGTATCGTATTCGCTATTGTCCCAAATGAACTCATTATTATCGCTTTCTCGTCGCCAGTGTGGGTCACGAATTGGATTATAATACAACTTTTCCAGATTGTCAACAGGCAAAGAGGGATAAAAATCCTTACGCAACATAAACTCATTACATCTAACCCATCCACTCACATCATGCACACCAGCCTCAAATACCTGTTTAGCCTTATTCGGCCTATTCCACAATATACAACCCCTCATTTCTAACTGATATTCTTTAGGGTCATAATAGTATACATCAATAGTTCTTCCGCCTTGCTTCACTTTTACTTGCCAGTGCATATAATGATCACCTTGGCTGAGATGAAATCGCACTTCGGCATGTGGTGGTCTAGGTTTCATTAATAGATATCCCCATCTATTTCATCAATATTTAGTGTTGCACCAATACCATAATCACCATCTGCTGTTCTAGCGCTTCGGCTATCAATAAACTCTTGAGCATCGGCATAACTATCGAAACGATATGTCGGGGTAGCAGAGAATGAAATCCATCCATCACTACCAATAACTTCCCCATCATACGGGCCACCAGAAACAACTACTTTAAACATAAATCACCTCTGTGCTACTACTATACCTTATCGACCAATCGTTGTCAAGACCTTTAAACTTTCGCTGACTATACCCACTCAGCCCAAATCCGTAGTATTAGGAAAGACAAACCGGCTTCCGCCATACTCGACCAGCATTTCAGATAGCCTCTTTTGATATCATTGTGGCTATCCCCGTGCTTGCTTTCCGTCTTAAGTATACCTCTATTATCGGCAAACGTCAAGGTGGATCTTTAAAAAATCCTAAGTCATTGATACGTAAGCACTTATGACGAATCCGCCCCGCCGCCCTGCTCCTAAGTCCTTTATTTCCAATCACTTAGGTGCCACCAGCCACAAGTTCCACACCAATACCACCACACACCACGATCATCTAGCCTATAGGCCATATCATTATTTTCGCCACACTGGCAAATATCACTAAGAATTTTCATAAACTAACTCCACATATTTGTCCACAAGTTCATTCATCGTAATCTGATGAGTAGAAATAAGTTCTTTAGTCTTATCTACGTTATGCTTATTAAAAGCGGCCATTCTACTCTTAAAAAAACTAATAATATAGATCATGGCCTTTTCTCTATCGTTAGTCATACAACCCCTTAGTATATTCTTCTGGAATAATTGGACACCAACTCTTTGCTCGTTCCTCATTGTAAGGCAACCAGAATGGAGCATCACAAGCATCTACTACGCCCCAATATGTATTCACAAAAATATGTGGACAAAGTTCTATATCTTTATTGCCCTTAGTGCTTTTAATGGCTCGTTCTTCATATTTATAAGTACCAATCCCTATACCAATATTGGGACCAAAATAATAAACCTTCTGCCCAACCTCTGGCGGATTCTTATGAGAGTTATTCCATTCCATTAGTCTTAGTCTCCGATCATGCCGTGCATTTTTTGGACAATATTTGTTATTTCGTTTATTGCTTTGGCACATTCTTTGCGTTTTTCTTCGTCAACAATATCCCAGTGAACAGCCCAAATCTTAGATATGGAACTGTTGATACTATTCCAAGAAATACCAATCTCGTTTTGCTTATTCCATTCCATTATTTAGTCCTTATAACAATCAAACACTTTTCGCCAGTTGTCCCATATTGACCGTACATTCCAGCGGTTTCGTGAGAACCCATATACCAAGTATCTTTACTATTCACATTGAACACAATATCATCCGTTTTCAGATTAATATCGTCAAATCCACCCTCATAACCGAGAGCCAAAACTCTCATATCACCCGGATAAGTCTGCAACTGCTGGATAAGTTCATTAACGGTCATTAGTCGATCCTGACGCTTTAATTAGTTTAATCCACAAATAGTACACGGCTTCTTGATCACAGTCAACAGCCCTAAATGGAACACCCCTAAGCTCATCTATAAACTGTCTAACCAAACTTTTAAGTTCTACTAGTTCGTTCTTGATATCAAAATACTCTTCATCAGTTTTCATTACCAATTCTCCGGCATAGGAATCTCATCAATATCGCCAATAAAAATAGTATCCATCTTTTTACCTCTTTAGTTCCCATCATCCCTATAAAGCATCCACCAAGAGGCAGGCATATATCCTTCATTAGCAAGTCGTGTGCTTTGCTCTCTAGTTTCACCACATGCTCGCCAACACAAATAACGAATCTCAAAAGTATCATTCTGAGGAAACTGCGGAAATGTCCAATATGGGTCACTCATTATTTCCACCTAAAACTAAATTTAGTAGCCTCATGATCACAAATAAACGTAAAGTATGCCAGAAAGAACATGGTCAAAGACGGCAAGAACAGAATGATTTTACGAAAGATTCTCATAATCCCTTTCTTTTCCACCATTATACCATTCTTTATCGTCATGTCAATAAGAAAAAACCAGCGAATCTTTTACGCCCCAATTCTTGCTCACCGTGCTACCCTGTTACGGACATGATGTAAACCGCCCACGGAAATCCTCCCTGCAAACGGGGATTGCTAGCACATTAGCCCCGCTTGGTCTGGCTCTTAGTAACGGTTACTGGTTGTATTAGAGCGTGGCAGGGGAATCGCACCCCCGTAGATTAGTATACTATCCTAACGTATAACCCCGTTAGGCAACCCAACGCTGCATAACAGCCGTAGGTTTATCGTATAGGTTATCCCAATCTAGTCGCTAGACGCACGCATGTTTGTATTGTCAATGCGGTGGGATTTTACCCACACTGCCCTATGTCGGTCTAACGGACGGTTGTGGTAGTACTCCCGCCAACCGTTGGCTGCTTAACGCTTAACCTACGCATTATATTGTAAGGGACGGATGGATTCATTTTGGGTTGTCAACAGTGTGCTATCACCTCGACCCGCCATTTGACCATCTACTTCACTGCCCGCCTCTTCCCACCATAGCAGGCGGTTGGGCTTTGGGGAAGTTGCTCACGCAACCTAGCAGTCCCTATCTTGTATTGTCAATGATCAGCTTTAACTCTCGTATTCTACACTCTATTATCGACTTGTCAATACTGAATCTTGAAGAATTTTGTTAGGACCGATTGTAGAAGACGTTTCCTAGGACATCAACTACCGTTTTTACCAGCTACTCGGCCCGACATAACCAACAAGCGTTTGCTTGTTCTTCAATCATTCTACACTCTATTATCGACTTGTCAAGACTCTTTCTTTAGTTTTTCCAAAGACACCACAATCTCGCTGACTAAATCCACACCAGCCAAATCCGTAGGATTAGGAGAGACTAGCGACTCTCTCTATCCAAATATATTTTCCAAATTTTTCATTAGCTTTTCTCATAGCGTCTATAGAACTCATAGATACTACATAACCCACAAAGCGGTTATTTTGAAAAACACGCCAAGTATAGCCAGAATAGCAGTTCATGGTTTTCATACCCTGATTCTACAGTATTATCGGCACATGTCAATAGAAATCTTTAATTTGTCGTAAGTTGTTGTAGCATAAAGAGTTACGACGAATTTGGCCCGCCGCCCTAGTCCTAAGTGCTGCCGTAGCAACGACTTAGGAGAAGGGTTTTTGGTTTTAGTGTACTAGCGTTCAGAGCATAGCCGCAACCGCATTCAGGAAGAGCGGATTGTTAAACACGCACCTACGCACATTCTTAGTACGCTCTGCATAGAAGTTGCGAATAGTACCATCAACCATTTCACACGTTACAAGATGCTTAGTACGCTTGAAATTAGGATCATTAGTACGATAATTACTACGAGCATTAAGTCTCTGAATCTGCTGCTCATCCATAGTATAAACCGGCTCAATAACCCTAGCAAGAATACGCTCAGGCTCACCATGCAACGGCTGTTCATATTCAAAGTTATAAATTTCTCCAACCTTAGCATTAACAAGTGATCCGTGTACACCACGAATAACATTATAGGCCAGAGCAAGAAAAGCAATAACAGCAACCACACCAGCACCAACCATCACAATCATCGTATCGTTCGACATAAAAACCCTCTTTTTAGAAGACAAACCCTTAATAAACCAATTCTACACTATATATCGGCAGTTGTCAAGCAGCAGCTTGAGAAAAATTGTCAAGCCAGCGGCAAGTTTTATTCAAAATCCACAAAAATTACTTGATTATAGCCGCGAGGTCTGATAGTAAGACTGTCGCCATAATCGTAAGTATCACTCTTAACTCCGGTCATACCGGCAGCAAACTTGGCCTTTCGCACAATATTACGCTGAGAAGCCTCGGGATTAACGGCAAACTCATAACGGTTTGCCCAAGAGTAATTAGCCTCACCGCCAAAAGTATCAGTCTGCGTAACAGTAACCTTCATCATCTTATTATTCCTATTAGAGAAAAAAGTGTCGATCCAATTTTTAATATTTTTAGTTTTCATCAGTAATCATCTCCTGATTCGTAATGCTCATAATATTCGTCCACACCCCATCCGCAGGAACCGAACGCAGACTCAGCATCCCCATCCATACTATCATCATACGAATCATCCCAACCGTTCTCCAAATCTTCGCGTGTAACATCACCGTAAAAATCATTGTGATCATCATAGTTCTCATCTTCGATCATCATATCATCATCCTCATAAGCGTTATCGGGATCGAACAGTGGATCAGGGTGACTCATTATTTTTCCTTTTATTCTATGATTTTCAAAACAAATATCTAGAGTTGCCTCGTTTTCATGTTCTGTGGCTACTTGCCGTCGCTCGGCGGGGGCGGGAGCGGCATCCAGTGCGTTGGCGTCTCGTCTCCGTATTCGCTCGTCCAGAGGTACTTCCCGTCAATCCGGTCCATTGTCGCTACGGTAATCAACCCACCCTTGCCATCGCATCCGATGCAAGATGGCGCGCCGTCGTTGTCCGTCGCTCGAAAGAAAATCAACACGCCAAAACCGGGCGGCGGCAGCCGCTCCGTCACCGGAATCCAGTTTTCATCATCATCATAAGAGTTATCGGGATCGAACAAGGGGTCTGGGTGACTCATGACTTTCTCCTTTTCAGTTAACATACCATACTTGACCATTCTCGTCAACCATCTCTTCCGGCTCGGGATACATTTCCTCCCAAAGGCCCGTCACTTCCGCATAGTCGAAAGGACTGCAATCAGGATCGTCAATCGGTTCGATCATACCATCGTCAACCATCTCAGCCAGAATCCGATTCACATCTTCAAAATCGTTCAGCATGATTCTTTCTCCTTGTGATGCTCTCATTCTACAGTATTTATCGACCATTGCAAGAGAAATCTTTGGAAAAAAGAAAATATAATTCCGTACCAAATGAAGAAAATTTTTGCGGCACAGCATTTGCGTTGAAACTTGCTCTAAGTCCTTATGCTGCAACAACTTACGACGAACGCGGCCCGCCCGATTTTCCCTAAGTCCTTATGTCTCAACACTTTACGTCAAATATTTATAAGCAGAGCAACAACGCAACCCATAGCAAACGATATGCCAAGTATAATAAATTCTTTACGCATATTATTGTCCCCTAATAGGATAGATTAGATCAGAAACAAACCACGAACTACCAACACCAATAATAAAACCAAGGCCCATCCATAGCCATTCTACATTTAGATTATCTAACATCCCTGTATTCCTTTGTTTTAGAGTTCATCACCCATATCTAATATAGCCAGAGCAACACCGCCCATAACTATAACAGAAAACAAATACAATAAAAAGGCTAAAGCAATCATGAAATTACCATCCTATCCGTAAACTCTGTACCATCCTGCAAGTACCATTCGTGCTTTTTCTGATAAACCTTAACAGGAGAATACTGATTGATACGCTTTTTGGTCGTAACAGTTCGCCAACCACCACTATTCAGCATAACGCTATCGTCGGGATGAATTACCACAACATTAGTACCATGCAATTCAATAGCAACGCTACCATCAGCTTGAATATAAGCGTAGGTATTATTACCAACCTTGCGTTGTCCACGATTAGTTTTTCCCAAAACCATCTTAGTTGCTTCAGTATGATTCATTTTTTCTCCTTATGCTTATATCGACATTCTACAGGATAAACTTTAGTTGTCAAGAGCAATTTTTGCAGCGTCCAAAATATGCTGAACGGTCAAATCTTTGTAGAGAACCATTGGCAATTCCAAAATCTTTCCATAAGACTTAGGATCGTCAGTATCCCTAAGAACCGTAATGTCTTTACGATATGCACCCGTATAATCTACATATCGACGCAAAACAAATTCAACGTCTTTTGGATCATACACGCCCTGCTGAAAACCGTCATAATAAACTTTAAATTTCATATTTCTTTCTTCTACTTTCTAAGTTCAGCACGTTCCCTAGCATACCGATACATGGCACGTTCGTCAACCATGAATCTTTCCACACCCTTCAAATCCTTGAAGTTCCAATGGTAGGTGAGAACGTCAGACCTGACCATCCAACGGGCTTCGATGTCCGAAGTCTTTTTCAGCGTATATCCCAGCTTGTTCAGTTCTTTTGCAATCGTCTTGCTATTCATCTGCTTCTCTCTTTCTTTCTCTTATATCGACATTCTACCACAGCATCTTGAGCATTGCAAGCAAAATCTTTGGATTTTTATGTCAAGAGAATTTGACAAAACTTTTCGTCATTTTCTTTTGCGTTGGCACAACATTTGCTAATTCGTCGTAAGTCGTTACGCCACAAGCACTTACGTCAAATTTGGCCCGCCCAAATCGCCGTAAGTCCTTACTATACAAGCACTTATGACATACGCTGGCTGTGCCCATATTATCAAACCGATAGGTTAGGCTGATACATTCCTCTCAATAGGTGTGTCCATATGCGTCTAGGGTTTGGGATATCGGCTGTTCCAATTCTCAACCCGTACGCAATAGTCGTTCAGTTTCTGGTAGTAGGTGTCGGCAGAACGAAGCAAAACATTTTCCGGGAAACTGTTGATCCATACGAAAAATCCACCACCTCCCGATGGGGAAATGACATAGTTTGTATCATCTGGCATCATTTCGAAGATAGCAGCTACAATTTCATTTTCAGTGACAATGCGACCAAGCATATTTTTCTCTCTTTCTTGTGTGTTGATTCTAGCAGAAATTTTTTAGGCTGTCAAGCCTTGGAAATCCGGTTTAAATCATCAACTACCCAACACGCCTTGCCACTCCATGTATTTGGAGCGTCATATTCTACCGTGAGAGTCTTCTCTGACACCTTTACGACTGTAGCGACAACATATGGCTCAACATCATCGTGAACCTGAACCCAGTATGGCAGCAGCACCGAAACCTTATTCCCAACTTCGAACATTTGATTCCCTTTCTCTTACTTATTATATCGACATTTTACCAGATCATCTTTAGAGTGTCAAGCAAAATCCTAAAAATAATTCTGTACCAAATGATGAAAATATTTTTGTGTTGTAAGTTGTTGCTGCTAAAGGAGTTACGTCAAATTTGGCCCGCCCAAATCGCCCTAAGTCCTTATCTAGCAAGGGTTTACGTCAAGTTTTTAGCTAGCTCGCTGACTATACCCACCTGACCGAATCCGAAGGATTGGCAGAGACAGTGTACGGATGTCACCCCTCGCTAAAGGGGGAGACTTCCTCACCGCAAGCCTGAATGGCCGTATACTGAGCGATCAGAGCCTCAACACGCTCGCGTGAACCGGGCTTGCCAGCCTTTACGATCATATGATCTTCACCCCCCACAAAGCGGGGATCGGCCTTTGCCTTGCGAATCTTGCCAAGATTCCGAAGCGCCTTGCGGTTGAACTTCAAAATCTTTTCCGACCGAATTGGCCCGACCACACCATCGGCCAGGCTAGGCTGATGCGGGATAGCGATCCCCACAAAACACATACGGGCTTGACGCTTGGCATTTTCGATGATTGCAAACTTAGTCATTTCTTTTTTCTCTTTCTTTTCTACAATTATACCAAACTTTTTTTGATTTGCAACCCCCACTATGGGGTATTCGCTAGATTTTCCAATGGGCGAAAATTAGAGTAAACTGTGTATTCGGATACTTTGACCGAATGTACGCTTCTGCTGTAGACCTCCTATTGTCACTAGCACTCACACCTTGCACAACCTTACCATCTATCACAACATTCCAGATTCTACGCTTGCGAATCTTAGGCAGACTGCCGATAAAACTATTGATGCTTGTAACCTTTTCCATCTTTCAACTCTCTCTTTCTTATATCCCAATATAGTGCAGTTTCTATGCCAAAGTCGCAAATATTTTTTAGTGATTTTCCTCGGGATTTTCAGGCTATGTCATTATGGCAATATGTCATTTTGGCAAAAGCTGCCATTTTTGGCTGCCATTTTTGTTGGCATGTCATTTGCTATCAGAATATGTCGTAAGTCGTTATGCCACAAGCACTTACGTCAAATTTTGCGGCAAAAAATCGTCATAAGTCCTTGTGTCACAAGGGTTTACGTCGAGTTTTTATTCGAGGTGTACAAATGTTCAGCATACCCCTTTTAGGTGGCATGAATGAACACTCGTTCAGTAATGGTCTTATTCGTAATATCTACCAACCAATTTCTACCACTACCATCTTCACGAACTAGGCCATTGATTAGCCCAACGTGTACCTTTCCCTTAGTGTCCACAACACTACCATACTTACCAGTTCGCATAGATGAAAGAATTTTGTCGAGGCTGTTCATTTGTATATCCTTGGTTTTTATTAGATCGTATTCAGGCAAAATCTTCTTCACCCTGGAAATTATCCAGCCATTCATCATCCGTCTCCGGATAATCGTCATCATCACCCATGATCGGATCCCATTCACCATCATCATATCCGGGGATATAATCCGGCTCATCCTGGTATCCAACCATCCACTCTTTTCCGTTTTCGTCAATCATCTTTTCCATTTTTCTCTCTCTTTCTTATATCGGTATTCTACAGAAAAATCTTTAGTGGGTCAATACTGAACAAATGTTTTTAGGGGAGATAAGCCTCATCAACCACATAACCCATTTCATCAACTTCAATCCAACCACCATCATCACAGAATCCGATTTCCTCATCTATGTTGATCTGATTATGTTCATTAACCCTTGCGAGCAGATCACTAGCAAAAGCAACCCTATTCACCAGGGTATCCAACGATCCACTATTGAGAAGATCGGTCAATTCATTCACGGTATTCAGAACAATCAGGTTAGCAAACATTTTCTTTCTCTCTTTCTTTCTTCTTCTTATATCGGCATTATATCGTGCCAGCTTTAGCTTTCAAGTTAGGATTGTGTTAGAAAAAAGATTTTTTGTATGAGCAAATACCGTGCCAAACTTTTGGTAAGATAGATAAGATTAAAGAAAAACTCGTCGTAAGTTGTTGCAGCATAAGCACTTACGTCAAATTTTGCGGCAAAAAATCGCCCTAAGTCCTTACGCCACAAGGGTTTGCGTCAAGTTTTTTTTACTAGTGTACGGATGTCATCCCCCCGAGAAGGGGGATACTTCCTCACCGCAAGCCTGAATGGCTGTATACTGAGCGATTAGAGCCTCAATACGCTCGCGTGAACCGGGCTTGCCAACCTTCACGATCATACGATCTTCACCCCCCACAAAGCGGGGGTCGGTGATCTCTTTCTTTTTCTTTCCGATGTTCCGCAGAGCGGTACGATTGAACTTCAAGATTTTTTCCGAAGCAATCGGGCCATACTCACCGTTAGCCAGCGTAGGCTGATGAGGGATAGCAATTCCCACAAAAAACAACCGAGCCTGTCGTTTTGCATTTTCGATGATAGCAAATTTAGCCATTTTTTAGGTTCTCTAGTGATGGATGAATGGATGGATTCTAAAAACTTTTTTCTGTGCTGTCAAGCCCAAGCCGGTTGATTCACAGTAAACTCACATTCGTCAAGATAGACGTTTCGGTATTCCTTACTGGTTTCGCCATAGGTCATCAGCGTAACCAGCGTACCGCGATTGGTTTGCAGGATACGAACAATTTCGCCCTTGAATTCCTTACCATCCTTACGGCGAACACCTTCAAACTCGCAATGCTCACTGATCGGGCCAAACTTCGTTTCAACGCTTTGCATTTTCATTCTCTCTTTCTTTCTCTCTTACTTCTTATATCGACATTATACCAGCCATTCTTGAGGTTGCAAGAAAAAAATCCGAATTTTTGTGTCAAGAAATTTTGACAAAACTTTTCCATATTTTTATGAGATTTGGCATAGGATTTGCTAGTGCAAAAATCGTGCCAGAATTCAACGGTACGCTAATTGCGTCGATACTGAGCGTAAGTCGTTACGCCACAAGCACTTACGTCAAATTTTGCGGCAAAAAATCGTCCTAAGTGCTTATGTCACAAGGGTTTACGTCGAGTTTTGCATGAGGAATGTACAAATGTTCAGTACACCCCCCTTAGGTGGGATAAGTGAACATTCGTTCACCAAATCACTAAGCCGTTTTCTTCTGGCAAAGGAGCTGTACAGGCGAACACTTCGCCAAACTTATACCCCCACTTTTCAGTAGCTAGTGTACGGGCTTCCACCCAATCCTTAGCAAATACAGTACCCAAACGAACAGCATCAACAGCACGATACATGTAGAAAACCATTTTCTTATCCTTTATTCACGAGACGCCAAACTGTGAAGCATTTTCACAAGCGACATCATAGTAGAGATCATTGATTTTTTCAAACGCATTTTTTTCGTCAACCCTAACCGAATGAAAACCATCTTCCCATTCGATACGGTAGCAGTTGCCACTCATATTGACGATAACGCGGTTAGCATCATCACCAAAAATCTTTTCCACAATCTTCATCACTTCATTCTTGCTCATAATCTTTCTCTCTTTCTCTTTCTCTTTCCAGTATTATACCAAACTTTTCCCGCCCGTCAACCCCTCTTATCGGGGGAGGGTAATCATTCCGTTAAAGTGGGAAAACGTCAAGATAAGATCAGTTCTACCATGCTTTTGGTTGATATACTCTTGTGCAGTATTCTTGCGATTATCCGTAGCACCAACATACTGTACAACCGTACCAGCCGAATCCGTAACCCTCCAAACCTTTTTCTGCACAATCTTGGGCAGGTTGTTGATGAACGTATTGATATGAGTAGCGTTTTCCATTTTTCTTTCCTTTTCTTCTCTTTCCTTTTGATGACCAATTATACCAATATCATCGTCAAAAGTCAAGTCCTCTCTTTAAAATAATTTTGAATTTTTCCTAAGTCATTATCCTATAAGCATTTACGTCAACAAGAATTTTTTCCTCTCCCCAATGGACACTTTGTGTCGTGAGAAACGTGTCATAAAGTGTTGTCGCACATAAACTTACGTCAAATATGGGCTTATGAACACAGAATGTTAAGATAGGCAGAGTAGAGAAGATGGGGGGTTTTTCTGTTTTAGGCAAGTTAGGTAGGAAAATATCGGAAAACCGCGGGTGGTCCAAACATAGTAAGTCATCAATATATAATTAGCCAGTTTAATAGCCACTATCTATAGTACTATCATTCAGAACTCCTCAACTATGATCCGCTATCCACTCTCTCTATTATTTATAATTGTCCAGTTTTCCGCATGGTCTACCACCTTATATTGCATTGGTATACAAAAAAAGACTCTAGATCCACCTAATAGTGCAACTAGAATCTTTCTTTGTTATCAATTGAACTTAGATATTATGAATTAGCTTCAGTACCTGAAACATTAGTCTTTGCTGATGGTCGTCTACCCCTTGGCTTTATAATAGCCAGTTTTCGCCTTTGACGGCGCACCATACCCACAGTAATAGCTCGTGTCCCATCAACCTTATTCAAATATGCTGCAATTTCCTCATCTTTTAGTCCCTGAGCATTATTGCTAATAAATTCCAATTCTTCTTTTGTCCACTTTTTGTACATTCTGCTCATATAATTCTCCATTAAAGGTTGCTTTGAGTGTATCAACTACTATTATATAAATAGATCAAAAATCCGGTCAAGGTGATACTATGACAAAAAATAATGAACCAACGATTGCTTCCTCAGTATTAAAAACCACATCTTGCATAAATCTAGTTACTGAGGCCGAATTAAAGGACACAATAGATAAACCATTAGAGGAAATATTAAATGCCAAAATCGAACCCAAAGAAGATAATGAATAAGGTTACAGAAGGTGAGTTTGTAGCAGCTTGGGAAAAGATTAGTCAAAAATTGGGTTATAAGTTTAAATTTGGTTATCATAGTCACGAAGACATGAAACAGCAGGCCGCCATATTCGCTTTGGAAGGATTAAAAAATTACGACACCACTAAACCCCTAGAAAATTTTCTATGGACCCACGTTCGTAATCGTCTCTTTAATTATAAACGAGACAACTATCAAAGGCCCGATAAACCTTGTTTGACCTGTCCTTTTTACGACACCAAATCCTCTAGTGAGTGTTCAGAGTTCTGCAACAAAAATGATTGTTCATTATATAATTCTTGGATCAAACGTAATGATGCAAAAAAAAATATTATGAGGCCCATCGGAATAGATACTGTGGCAGAAACCGCACAGGAACTTAACGAGAATCAATTATTGGAAGATATTAGTAATAAAGAAATATTAGACATAATAGATGAAAATATTAGTATAAAAAATCGCCCCATATACTTAAAACTCAAGGGAGGCTCTAAAGTCCCCAAGACCCAGATTAAAAAACTTTACAATGAAATCCGCCAAATACTAAAAGATCATGACATCAAACCCTAATAATCCACCTCTCCCAAAGAAAAGAGGCCAGTTATCCCTAGATGAAGAAGCCTTCATTAAAGAGAATATTGGTTCCCTCACAATTGACCAAATAGCAGGCCACTTAAACCGATCATCTGCACCAATAAAAAGATACATTAGTGAAAATAATCTGTTAGTTAGTGAAGAAGACCGTAATCAAGACGAGATACTACGAAACAAATTATATTCTAAAACTTTTTGGAAAGAAATTCAAAAACAGTTTGATGAGCAAAGCGGCGAATTAGAATATTTTGAAAGCATATGGATTAATCTTATTCGGCAATTTCGAGAAGACGTATTACCTGCCGAAGAACTTCAGATTAAGCAATTTATTACTATTGATATTCTGATTAACAGAAGCATGAAAGAGCGCAAAAGACACATAGCAGAAACCGAAAAACTTCAGAGAGAAGTAGACAAAGAATATGATAAGCCAGAAGATCAAAGAGATATTCCACGATTAACCAGTTTAGAAACCCAGTTAACTTTTGCACGTAATAGTATAGCTAACTATACCAACGAATATGCCAAATTATTAGCCGAGCAGCAAAAAATTAGCAAAGACTTAAAAGCTACGCGCGAACAACGCATCAAGAGAATCGAAGATGGTAAAAGTAGTTGGGTTGGTTTAATTCGCATGCTCGAAGACGAAATATTACGAGAAAAAGAAGGACGAGAGATGGCCATTTTGGTTATGGCAACAGACAAAGCCAAAGAAAAACTTATGGATTATCATCAATACCAAGATAATAGTGTGGATATACCATTTCTCACACCCGAAGCGGTATTACAAAAACAAGCGGAAGATATTAAATGAGACGAGATTATAGTGATCCTGTTTATAAAAAATGGAGACAAGACGTTTATAAGCGAGACCATCATTGTTGTCAGTGGCCCAACTGTAAGACAAAACAAAAGATACACGCTCATCATATTACTCGCTGGGCAGACAATCCTGGACTAAGATTTAATATTCATAATGGTATTACTTTATGTAAAGCTCATCATGATCTAATTAAAAACAATGAAGATCATTATATTTCATTTTTTGCTAGGCTATTATTGAATAATACTAAGAAAGCTTAATATGGATAATTTAACAATTATTATTGATACGCGCGAACAAAAACCGTGGATGTTCGACGATCATGTTACTGCTAATCGTAAACTTGATACGGGGGACTATAGTGTTGAAGGATTAGAACATATATTAGCTATAGAACGTAAGCGTAATGTGGCTGAAGTAGCAAATAATATAACCGAGAGTCGATTTAAGGATGTTGTAGATCGTCTAAAATCTTTTAAGTATTCATTTGTATTACTTGAATTTGATATGAATAATGTGCTAGAGTATCCAGTAGGATCCACCATTCCTAAAAAATTATGGAGTAAAATACGCATATCTCCTCAGTATATTTTAAAGCATATTACTGATTTACAAGTAGAACATGGTATTCATGTGATATTTTGTGGCAGTAGCTCGAACGCTGAAAAGTTAGCATTAAGCATAATGAAAAGAGTATATAAACTTCATCCTCCGGAATTATTAACAGAGGAGACTCCTAATGTATGAAGATGCTTGGTTGAATTTAGGAGATCTATCTAAGATTGTTGTTGCGGATAATCCTATGATCCGTAGATCAAAAGAAGAAATAGAGAGACCCGATATTCATTTATTACGCTTGATCATAGATCCCAAAAACTTTGGTAGCACATGTAAACTATTATTCGATGTTGAACTGCATCCTATACAAATAGCTATTCTACAGGAATTTTGGATTCGTCCTTTTCCCATGTTCATAGCTAGTCGTGGTTTTGGTAAGTCATTTCTAATGGCATTATATTGTACCCTGAGATGTCTTTTGAGACCCGGCACTAAAATAGTGGTAGTTGGTGCCGCCTTTAGACAAAGTAAATTAGTATTTGAATATATGGAAACACTGTGGCGTAATAGCGCGATATTACGAAGCATTTTTAATGGTAACGATGATGGACCGCGCCGTGATGTTGATAGATGCACTATGAGACTAGGAGATAGCTGGACTATTGCTATTCCTATGGGTGACGGCAGTAAAATCAGAGGTTTGCGTGCTCATATTATTATTGCTGATGAGTTTGCTTCTATTAGTCCAGACATCTATGAGACTGTGGTTTCAGGCTTCGCTGCCGTAAGCGCGACCCCGATAATAAATGTGAAAAGAGAAGCAAAGAAACAAGCGATGAAAGACGCTGGCATCTGGAATGAAGATCTAGAAGAACTTAGCAAGAGCATGGGTAACCAGGCAATTATTGCGGGTACGGCCGATTACGCATTTAAACATTTCGCATCATATTGGAAAAAATATAGTAGTATTATTAATAGTTGTGGAGATAAACATAAACTAAAAGAAATATTTGGCGAAGAACCACCAGAAAATTTTAATTGGACAGATTATAGTATTATTCGTATTCCTTATGAAATGATTCCTAAAGGATTTATGGATGATAAACAGGTAGCACGAGCTAAAGCAACTATTCATAGCGGCATATATAATATGGAATATGCTGCTTGTTTTACTGAGGATAGTGATGGTTTCTTTAGGCGTAGCTTAATAGAAAGTTGCGTTAGTAACACGAATAATCCCATTATACATGGAGACGAAAAAATTATATTTGATGTTAAGACTAAGGGAGATCCTAAACTTAAGTATGTGTATGGGATCGACCCTGCTTCTGAAAAAGATAATTTTAGTATAATTATTATAGAGTGTCATTCAACACATAATCGTATAGTATATTGTTGGACAACTAATAGAACAAACTTTAAAGAAAGACAAAAAGCAGGTCTTATTAATGAGCATGATTTTTATGGTTTTTGTGCTAGAAAGATTCGTAATTTAATGAAAGTATTTCCGTGTGAACGGATTGGTCTAGATGCTCAGGGTGGTGGTGTGGCTATAGAGGAAGCTTTACACGATCCCAGCAAACTAGAAGATGGAGAGATTTTGATCTGGCCAGTAATAGAAAATAAAGAAAAAGATACAGACAATCAAGAAGGCTTACATATTCTAGAGTTGGTACAGTTTGCTAGAGCAGAATGGACAAGCGCAGCTAATCACGGTCTTAGAAAAGACTTTGAAGATAAAGTATTATTATTTCCACGTTTTGATAATCTAAGTTTAGCACTAGCATTAGATCGAGAAAATAAAGACATAATAACAACAGATCTAACTCCCATATATGATAGCGAAAGTGAATGTATTTTAGAAATAGAAGAACTAAAGAACGAATTAACAACAATTATTATGACACAGACTAGTACTGGTTCTGGAGGACGAGATCGTTGGGATACTCCTGATCTAAAGTTACCCAATGGTAAAAAAGGCAAACTAAGAAAAGACAGATATAGCGCTTTAGTTATAGCAAACATGTTAGCTAGACAACTATCTAGAGGATTAGCTCCTATTGATTATGATATAATTGGCACAACCACTAATAATTCCGGACAAAACCAAAGTGGTCAAATGTATAAGGGTCCATCTTGGTTTACCTCTGGAGCAAATGATGATATATACGGAGGAATCTATAAATAGTTGTGTATAATACTATTGTATTTCTATTACATTACTAATGAGACATTATGAACAAAAAATATCCAAAGAGCGAAGCAATAGCAGACTCACAAATTTCTAGTGAAAAGCCCTATGTTACATGGGGCGAAGATTTGGCCAGTAAAAAAGAAGCACTAGAACAAACTGCTGGATGTTTGGAAGAATACGGATTATTTAAAAGTAATGCTGGATATAGAGGACGAACTAATGACTTTTCCGCAATTATTCCCGGCATATCAAGTCGCCCCGGATTAACTCGTCTTGGCTATGATTATTTTCGTCCCGGAGAGGCTGTCCCAACCCAGATCAAGGAAATTATTCGCAGGGCTGACGAAGTTTATCAAAGTGTTGGTCTGGTTAAAAATGTTATTGATCTCATGGGTGATTTTGCAGTGCAAGGAATTAAGTTATCTTGTAAGAGTAAAAGAACCGAACGCTTTTATCGTAAATGGTTTCAAAAAGTAAACGGTAAGGATCGCAGTGAAAGATTTTTGAATAATATTTATAAAACCGGTAATGTTGTTATTAATCGTCAAACAGCAAAAATTAGCCTGAAAACTCAAGATGATTTTTTTAAGGCAATAGCTGCTCCGGATACAACAGAAAATGATAATAATATTATTAGAGTTGAAAAAAGAGAGATTCCTTGGAGATATACTTTCATAGACCCAGTATATGTTCATGTGTCAGCAGGATCTTTGTCTTCTTTTGTTGGACAAAAAAGATACGAACTAGTATTACCTTCTCAGTTAAGAAAAGTAATTAATTCTCCTAAGACGGAAAACGAAAAAGCAATCATATCTGGATTACCAGCCCAGATCATTGCCGCAGCACAAAACAAAAAGCCCTATCCCTTGGATCCTCAAAAAACAATTGTTTATCATTACAAGAAAGACGATTGGCAGTCTTGGGCATTTCCTATGATCTATAGCATCATGGATGATATTACCGTGATCGAAAAGTTAAAGCTTGCTGATATGGCAGCACTAGATGGTGCTATCAGCAATATTAGAATTTTTAAGCTTGGTAATTTAGAGCACAAGATTGCTCCCACCAAAGCAGCAGCCGCAAAACTATCCGCTATATTACAGAATAATGTTGGTGGTGGAACAATGGATCTTGTTTGGGGTCCAGATATTGAATTGATCGAAAGTAAAACTAATGTTCATCAATTTTTAGGAGAGTCTAAATATATTCCTCATCTTAATTCAGTATATGCTGGCCTTGGTATTCCCCCTACTCTTACAGGTACTTTTGGAGCAGCAGGAACAACGAATAATTTTATTAGTCTAAAAACACTCACACAAAGACTTCAGTATGGAAGAGATCTTTTATTACAGTTCT